TTTAGGTTTTGATTTTCTTCGAGATTTTTTTGGAGGTCCGTCCAGCTGCAGGTCACGTCCCACCGCTCCATCGTCTCTTTGTTTTCTATTGTGTATACGGGCATATAGTGCTTTCCAACTTAACCAATTATTTTCAATGTCGTATCGATGCATTGTATTCCATTGTTTAGATAAGCTGGAATACAATTGTATATATGTACGATTGCCATACTCACTTTCAACCAAGCGTAGGCAGGTTCCATTTTCACCAAAAGTAAGTTCATCAATGGTCTTATATTTTATATCACCAAATATACCTGCTTTCTGACGGTCAATAGGCGCTTGTTTAGGAACTCTTTTTTTTCTAGTAGCGGTAGGTTTCTTCTTTGTTGTCATTTTTTATTCCTGGTAATATATGCGCATATGAATCATTTTACACATGCACCGATTCTTCCATTATATTCGGGTGAAACAATCCACTCATAACCAAGCGAGGTTAAGTCCTCATTGCCACCAAAGTCTGGTATGAATTCACTTATTCCACTCTCAAAATCTGGATTACCTCTCAGATGAATTTCAATAACACGATTACCAATATATTCAATATTGATTGTCTCATAGCTATCAATAAGATAATCAATACATTCTGGCATAGGCATCTCGTCTGTTACCTTAAACCATTTTTTCCATTTAGTCAGGTCATTAACTGATTTAAGAACACCTTCAACAGCGAATGATTGCTTTTTGTTTACATAGTCAACACTTAGGTGCCGGCCTTCAAACCATTCACACCAAAAATATCCTAATGGAAAATGCATTGTCTCTATGTCAATCCAGACCTTCTCAGCGCCTTTACCCAGACCAATCATGTTAACACACGGACGAACAATATACCAATCTGGCTTAGGAACATCCATTCCAACAGGACCACATACATATCCTAAGCGTCTAGATAGAATGAGTTTATCAAGAACCCATAAATCCTCTGGCCTTGTCACTGACCATACTTCATCTTCCGTCATTATGCTACCTTAAACCATTGTGGGATATCACGCTTTGACCATGTCATGGAAAATCGTTCTTGCTTTGTTTGATAGAATGCACGATACGAACCAACAGGATCATTATTATCTATACAGTCAGGCGCTGCACCCATAGCAAGGCGAAATGGTGTTTGGCCAACATCTGGAATATTGGTAGGAACCTCTTTAAGGATAGTACCAAGATCGTTGAATGACTTATGTGTTTTGCCATAGCGATAAGTATATTCATCATGGAGTGCAACAAAATGATCGTAATGCCATTTGTAATTAGTAGCAGATTCCATGGTCCAGACAGTACATGGATGGCCGACATGAACAGCCTTATATATAGTATTGTCATGACGATCAAGCGACCAATGCTTTACCATAGTTTTACCTGACTTAGAAGCAATCTTAGTAAGAGTACCATCAAGAACACGATGAGCAGTAGAAAGCATCTGTGCTGACTCAAGAATCATTTTAACTACGTGTTTGTCGCACTGTAGCTGTGCTGACTGAATAGGACATGTATCGAGTATAAAGATATTCATTGTAGACTCCTGTAAATATTATAGACATATTACTATAAGAACCATAGACATGTACATAGTAATAATAGAATAAATCCAACTGGCATTAGTGGTATACTACCCCCAACCATAAAGCCTCTTTTATTATACCATCGGTGCAACAATCTGTACATATGTATAATGAAAAAAGCCAGATATATTTCTATACCTGGCTCTTACTATTATATATCGTTATGGCTTACGCTGCTATTTGGAGTGTTTCTTCGATTTCTGCAATATGATCATCTAGATATGCCTTCTTATTAAGTACCTTATACATTCTATCCGTTTTTCCTTGTTTTTTATATCTCTCTGCTGCCCAGCCAAGGGAACGAGAATCTTTTTTTAGGCGGTCGATTGTTACTGAAACCATAAGTATGTCTCCAAATAAAAAAGGTGCCAACCGCGAAACGGTGGCACCTTCTGTTTAAGTTTTAAGGTTATGTCTTAAACTATAGCAAGCCAGGGAAAGCCTCCTGTGCTAACTTGAGTGTCAGACCTTTCACTGGCGGCTTTTTGTTAATCATTTTGCACACCAATTCTGCGTCCTTAGGATGAATTGATTCAACGATCCCAAGAAAAATCTTTTCACGTTTTACGGCAGGCATTTGTTCGCCTTTGCCGCCCTTTGCACAATATAGAAAGTCTTTGTGTTTTTTGAGTAGTGTAGTAGGAGCGTTATGTGCATCACATGCTGTGTATGGCACTTCTCCGGTCGGTAGCAACCACTGAATACGAGGATCGAGCGATCCTTGAACAATGTCACGTAGAGCAGCACTATTATTCTGCTGCAGTACCATAATCTTTTCCGCTCGTGTTTCAGCTTTAGTAAACTTTTCAAGCACTTCGTAAATCATCAACGCCATTAAACAAATTCTCCTACACAGTCAATTAGCAAGTTGCAGTTATGTGAAACAAGATACGTGAAAACCTTACTACGGTTTTTACTACGATCCTGTCCTACGAATGTATTTATAATTTCCTGGCGCACTACTTCAGGACATTCTGATTCTTCAGTGAGATCAATCATTTTCTTGTTGCGAATATAGTTGCGATAGACATCTCCACCAAGAGCCTTTGGATCATCCATAAGGAGAGCTTTTTTCTTAGCACTAAGAACAACTTGGCGCCGGCCTTCAACAAACACACGATCGTCAGACAGCACATTTGGAACACCGTCACCACTATCACCCTTAAGGAAGTGTTCCATCTGTTCAAGACGCGGATTATCTACTGTAATGAATTTCTTTGTTATAGGTGAGTATTGTGCAACATTAGAGTACTTGTGCAATTGCTTGAAGTCTTTGTCTGACGACACAATCATGATTTCCTCATAGTTACCAAATTCCTGAGACCATTTAACGATTTCAGCAATAGAGTCATCGGCCTCGCAGCCATATTGGTTGATGGTCTTATACGGAAAGTACTCACCAAGTTCATCAAAAACTTTGTTGATTGTAGAGAACGCAACGTCCCAATCGATTTTAGATTCTTCACGTGATAAGCCACGTTTGCCCTTATATTCAGGGTATACCTTCTTGCGCCAGTTGCCACCATTATCACCGATGACAACAACCTCGCCGTATTTGCTTCCAAACCTTTTGCGATACATACGGATGCTATTAAGGATCATATGCCGAATAAGATTTTCATCACTCCAGTGAGCAGCGCCCATGGCAATAGGGGCAATTGAAATTCCTGAATAGTCAATTAAGATCATGATGTAGTCCTTTTGTTATATTAATTATATTAGTTATACCACATAGAGTTACCAATGTACACACCTATTTTAGTAAACTTTGGACATGCGTGCGATGTATCTTACAGTTGATAATTCCATTATAGTAACTATCATCTAGCAAGACATTCCTGTCGAACTGTTCCTTTGCCTCAAGATAGCCGAGCTCACCTTTAGACTTGCCGAAGTGGATAATTTCGCGGTGGAAATTATCCACGCCGTGCTCAACAAGTCTCTGTTTTACTAGATCACTTGATCCGTAATACTTCATCCAATCAGACTCAGTAACAGATCTACGCTTGCGCGTTTTACCCTTCAAAGGTTTAAGTGTTTTTTTGGCCCAGAATTGCTTCTTGCCTACATACTTTTTTGAGTTGGTTTTGTCTGTGATAACGTAGACAAATCCAACCCATTTTTTTAATTCTTCTTCATCAGGTTCGTAAACCTTACCGCCATAGTGCCACATGACCACAATCCTTATACAACATATTAGTGCTAATGTTGTATATATGCCTTAGAATTCTTCGTCGTCATCTCCATCAAAGAAAGCATGCCCCGACACTTGGCCACACATAGAGCAAAATGAAGGTTCTTCTCTTTCGTCAACTACCACAACCCGAGTCTCTGAGCCACAGTAGTCGCATTCGCAAATGTATTCTGATAGTTTCAATTTTATGCCTCGCAGTTCTAATTTGTATAAATAGTAATGTAGGTCACGGAATTGCACTTCCCACCTACTCTAGAAACAAAAGGAATTCCAGTTCATGTATATATATATATATGTCTATTATGTT